AAAATTCAGCAGAAAATCCATATTTTTTCTATGACGAACAAATCCGTCGCTTTTTGCTACAGTTCACAAGAATCTTTTCAAACTTTCAAATTGAATACGGACGCAACGAAGAAGGAACAGCACACACGCTGGTACGTGTGCCCATACGCTACGGTGATTCTAGCAGACAAGTACAAACCATCATGCAGAACAACTCTGCCAGTTTCATGACATCTGTGCCCATGATGAGTTTTTACATTTCTGGATTTGACTACGATCGTCCCAGAATGCAAGAGCCATACTATGTCAGCAACATTGCTGTGCGTCAACGCACCTACGATGATGTCACTGACACCTACGAAACCACACAGGGCAATGCGTTTACCATTGAACGCTTGATGCCTGTTCCATACAAACTCACACTCAAGCTGGACATATGGACCAGCAATACCAATCAAAAGATGCAGTTGTTGGAACAGATTGTGGTGTTGTTTAACCCGGCATTGGAAATTCAAAGCACAGACAACTATCTTGATTGGACCAGTTTGAGCATTGTTGAACTGGAATCAACACAGTGGACCAGCCGGTCAGTTCCGGTTGGCACAGAAGATCCCATTGACATTTGTACAATGACATTTACCCTGCCAATTTGGATCAGTAGTCCAGCCAAGGTCAAGAAACTGGGTGTGGTCGAGCGTATCATTGCCAACATATATAATGCCCAAGGTGATGCGTCAAATGCAGTGCTCGACAACGACTTACTGTTGGGCACACGTATAGTGATCACTCCTTGGGATTATCAAACCTTGTTGATTGGCAACAAGTTGCAGGCTCTGCGTCCCAGTGCTGTGATTGATGAATCTAATGCCAGTTTAACACCACCAGATTCGCCACCCAGCAATTTGTTATGGACAGCATTGGTTGGGGCCTACGGAGTGCTACGGCCTGGCATCAGTCAGATCTTTTTAGAGCAACCTGACGGCACTGAAGTTGCCGGAACCATTGCTTATGACCCATCCGATGATCGATTTATGCTGTATACTATAGATGAAGACACTGTTCCACAAAATACCTTGTCGCCTGTACGTTCAGTGATTGATCCACTGCGCAGTGGACCAAACGAAGGATTACCTGTGCCGGTCGAAGGACAACGGTATTTGTTAACTGAAGACACTGGCAGTGACAATGGCTACGCTGTGGCTTGGCAAGGCACGCTAGGACAACCGCTGATTGCTCGAAAGAACGACATCATTGAATACCTAGATGGTCGTTGGCAAGTGGTTTTTGAAAATAATTCTAGTCCTGACAACCTACAATACGTAACTAATATAACAACTGGAATTCAATACAAATGGACAGGCACAACATGGGTCAAGAGCTATCAAGGATTATATCCAGGAGGCCAATGGAGAATAGTACTGTAAATGCTGTGGGCGTTTGGTTCTACAGTGTGAGCACACAACGATATTTGTATCTGTTGCGCAACGACTCACGTCACCCAGACTCGTGGGGGTTGCCTGGCGGCAAATTTGAAGCCAATGAAACACTAATCGAAGCAATGACACGCGAGTGTACCGAAGAACTGGGGCACATGCCCGAGTATTTGCGACTGGTTCCTATTGAAAAGTTCACCAGTGCTGATGGTGGATTTGCCTATCACACATTTTTCTGTAGCGTTGCTAAAGAATTTACACCTGTGTTGAACGATGAACACATTGGCTGGGCCTGGATCACATCCGGAACATGGCCTAGACCCATGCATCCTGGCCTGTGGTCAACTGTGAATTTTGATGCTGTTCGTGACAAAATGGCCACTGTGGAACACAGTATTCAGATATCGCAGTGACTTATAAATGGACGATAGTTCAAGCAAGCAACATTGGCATTCATACGCCATGCTTTGGGAATATTGGACTCTTCACCAATGAATGTAAACTTAGTTGACGGATACGCTGTTATTACTCCGTTTACATGTGCCAACCATTCACTCACAGTTCCAACTGTGTCGTTGGTGTAACCCAGTGCATAAATTTCTTTATGCCCGTCAAATGCTGCCATCCATAACACCAGAGCTTCTAGTGCTATGAGTGTGTTGTAGGGAATTAGATAAAATTCTCCCGGATGCATTAAACAGGTTCGAGTGCTACCGTACACAATATTGTCATTTACATACCCAGATTCAACCAGTTCGTCGATGATGATTTTATCAATTTCCACTGCAAAGTTCAATCGCATCTCTTTAGCAATTGTACCTGTGCCGTATGTCTGTAACTTTTTTGAACTTAACAAGCCACCTTTATGACGTTGTAGTCTTGAATAATCAAATAAGTTACGATCTACATTGCTACCAATGCAGGCAGCGCGGCCACTGATGTGCTGGTTGTCAATCGGATTGGCTACCCATTCTCTGTTTTGTGTTTTTTTGCCACCGCTCCATCGGCTTTCGGTGATTACAAATTCACCTTCGTAGTCTGCTCTATATCGTTCTTGTATCATAATCGTCCTACTGCAACTTCAATGGTCACAACTTCATTAGATTTGATGTTTTCCAATGATTTTCCAACCACACATCCAGGTTTGAATTTTGATGTTTTTATGGCCATGGCTGTTCCAGGAGTGTCGCCTGTTACCAATACAGTTCCTTTGGCTACAGGACCTTGCACCAGGCAAGGAACACGACCAGTTAATGCTACTGGCAACACCCATTTTCCTGTTTGTCCAGCATTCATTAGGTAACTTGGATTAGTTGATATAATTCCTGCCACTGCGGTGTCGTGATTTTTGTCGCTGATGGTGATTTCTTTGGCACCGCCAAACACAACCACTGTGCCAGGTGCATATTCAGCATCGGCTTCGTAGTTTTCTGCCAAGTCAGCATACTGTGCCGAGGTGGCCTTGGCAAAAACAGTATTAAAGTATGTTGTTGCTGATCCAATGTTACCTACACCATTGCCTTGGCCGTTTTGTATATCTTTGTTGACTACAACAACGCCTGTGCCATTTGGACTTAGAGTAATGTTGCCATTGCTGGAAGTGCTGATAGTCATTGCGGCAGCGTCAACAATGTTACCTGTGAGGCTTATGTCTCCGCCAACAGTTATCGAACCAGTTGCTGAAATTAACCCAGCAGTTCTTAGATTGCCAGCATTGACATTGCCAGTAACACTTAATGAATCAAGTGTGCCAACTGATGTGATGTTGGTTTGAGCGGCTGTTGCCAATGTACCAGTTAAATTAGTACCAGATACATTGCCGACGGCAACGTTGCCAGTGACACTTAATGAACCAAGTGTACCAACTGAAGTGATGTTAGTTTGAGCCGCTGTGGTTATTGTGCCCACAATATTAGTGCCGCTTAGATTACCCGCAGTTACGTTGCCAGTGGCTGATACAATACCAGTCACAAACACACCTGAGGTTGCAAACACAGCTACATTATCAGTTCCGCCTACTCCAACGGAGACATTGCCGCCAGAGCTTACAACAGTAACATTACTTGTGCCCAAATTGATGTTGGCCACACTGGTGATAATTCCACTCAGTTGACTACCATTGCCCAAGATGTAGTTACCAGTGACGTTGCCTGTTGTTGAAATTGACGAAGGCGAAAACGATCCTACATACAATGTTCCTGAGGCAATGACGTTTCCACCGGTGATATTACCTGTAGCTGATATACCTGTTGTGCCGTCTAGTATTAATGCCATTTTGATGTCCTTGTCATATTTATGCTTATATTATGTTTAATGTGCTACCAGTGGGCACAAAAATGTTGCCAGCTGGATCCACAGAAATAGGACCAATTAACATGGAATTAATGTTGGGTCCAATGACCACATTGCTTGCTATGGTTTTGGGATTTGAATAAACCCCATACACAGTAAGCTCGCCTGGACTAACTTCTACAGTGTTGGCCACGCCATTGATTCCAATGGTCACGTTGCCATCAGTTCCATTTACTACAACGTTGCTGTTTCCAGCGTTAATACTGTTTGTTGCAATGCCACTTAGTTGACTACCATT